TTAAGAACTTTTTATTTTTTCGAGGGCAGTTTCAAAGAATGAGACTGCTCTTTTTTGGTTTTCTTTTGATAAATGGCTGTAAGTGTCCATAGTTACAGATATTTTTGCATGGCCAAGCCGTGTCTGTATTTCCTTGTATGGCAGGCCAGCATTAAGCAAGATACTAGCGTGAGTGTGGCGGAAAGCATGAAAGCCTAAATCAGTACAGTTAGCGCTTTTTAAGTGCTTATGTAGGCGATAATCAACCTTTCGAGTATTGACATAGTTGTCAAAGCTATCAGAGAATACTTTCTCATAGGTTAAGCCAATGTTTCTACCGTTTTCTGCTTGTCTTGCTCGATAGAGACGAAGCATGAGCACCGTTTTATGATCGATATCTAGAACTCTATAGCTTGATTTTGTCTTAGGAGTGTTTACCTGGTTTAAAATGTTGAGTGTTTTGTTAATATCGATCGTTCCGTTCTGCAGATCAATATCAGACCATTCCAGGGCCAGACATTCACGGATGCGCAGTCCAGTAGCTAGGAGCGTTTTATAAAGCACAGTATCATAGAAATTGATAAAGGTATTCTCCAGGTTATCGAGATAGGAGAGGAAGTTTTTAAGTTCCTGATCTTGAAAGTATTTAATTTCTTGCTTATCTCTTGTTATCTTTCTAGGAATGACAACATCACGAGCAGGGTTATTATCCAATGCCTGGATAGAAACTCCATACTGTAGAATACGTTTATTTAAGGCGTGAAGGTGATTGTATTCTTTATACCCCGTTCCGTCCTGATTGTACTCATCCGCCCACTTATTTACCTGAGTTTGGATAATAACAGGAGTAAGTTTATCTAGTTTGTAAGTACCAAATGAGGGCAAGAGGTAATTATTTAAGCAGCCTTTTATCTTTATCTGCGTGTTAGTTTTTATGGTATGCTGGTAGGTTTGCCAAAATAAGTCCACAAGTTCGCTATAGGTTGTTATATGTGAGCGTTGTTTCCGTGTCGAGCCGTTTTTCTCAAATTCTACCTTAACCTGGGTGGCCTTGTTTCTGAGTTCTTTCTTTGTTCGTGCTGATATGGTAGTCTTGACCTTCTTACCAGTTACAGAATCGATACCAAGATAGATACTGGAGCGGTAGACTGCTGATCCGTCTTTTTTCGTGTGTTGTGTAATTTTCATGGTTTTAACTCCTTTTCCATCAGCAGGCAAGCAATTAGAAAAGGTTTTGAGTTTATACCATGCGAGGAGCTACGAGAACCCCTCTATTTTCGATTTTAAGCAGTCAGACGGTAAATAAATACCAGAGTATGAAACAAGGCGGATATGGGGCTTATATGAGCAATAGAAAAAGTGTATCAACTAAAAAGCTGATACACTTATTTTCTTGTTGTAACCCTGACCTATATAGAGATACAGGCATAGAGCAGTGTAACCCAAAAGGGTTTCTTTTACGATTAAGAAATATAATATCACTTTTTAGAAATTTTTACAAGTGTTTTAACAAAATTTATGTAGATTTCTACAATTTTCGGATTTTGTTTGTAGTAATATTCATGTTTTTTAGCACGTTTTGCAATTTTGATAAATTCTTTAAAACGCTGTTTTCCTAGTGCTTTACTACAATATTCACGATGCAATACTACGAGGGAAAATATATCATGTATTTTACGATATTTTATAATATCCCGAGAGATATTAAGCATAGAAGCAAGAGAAGTAATAGAACTTGAAGGGGATAGTGTTTGCTCTAACACATCCACCAGTATAACATTGCTATGGGCGCAAGCATTACGAATATGGCGAGCATATTTCCCTAACTGCTTCGCTTTTTTTAGCCGTTTATTACTTGGATATTTATCACAGTACATTTCAACCAAGTAGCATAGATTCCCAAAGTCCATGACTTCAATCAATACCCATATAGGGATATCATTTTTATGTTTGATATAAACGTTTTTTAGGTAATGATTTTTTGATAAAGCGTTTTTAGTATTTGTAAACCCTATAGGATTATAGACAGCATAATCCTTTACTATATCGTATCCATCAACTTTTGGATTTTTCGTTATAACATCCATTAGAGCAGTTTTGATACTATGTTCAACGTCGAGACAAATATCCATTAGGAAGTAACGTATCTGCATATCAATTACAGCCAGGTCAGCTAACGTCGCAAATTCTATATTATATTTACCATCTATTTTATTGAAAAGTTTTCGATAGCTCGATATTTTATAGTAGTAGTTCCGTGTTTGTAATATATCTTTGGCAGTGTTCTGATCAAAAATATTGAACAGAATACCATTTGCGGCCATCTTATCTATCAATGCTTGGTAGCTTAAGAGTTGCTTTCTTTTATCGTTCATTATTCTCCTTTCTGTTAATCAAACCTTCAAATTCCCTCCATTTTCGCACATAATACCTGAAAAATCAGACTATTATTGGCGGAGATAGGTTTTAGATAATCTTCTCAAAAACCATTGTGGCTTGGATACGGTCGCCACCGCCTAGTCCTTTGCTTCCACCATTGGCGGTTGTGATTGTATGCAGGCGATAACCTTTTGAAGCTTGTTTATTGATAACGTCTTCTAATTCTGTAAGGTTTCCTGATCCAGTGCCGAAAAACTTTTCTTTCAAAGTTACCTGAAGGACAACGTAGTGTAGTCCATTTACTCCAGAAGCGGTAGAAAAACTACCTTCTTGTTTTACAGTATCAAAAAATCCCATGGGGGTTACTCCTTTTCGTTGTCTCTCTCAGATAGTTTTTGAACTAAATCAAAAGCTATTTTTTTATCATAGTCATTTAAAGAAATATAGTTGATTAAAATATCTGCAAAATTTGTATTGTTCTCTTTATCAGCATTTATTAGTTCTTCAATTGTAAACATATACGATGGGATATGATTAAGCAATCCTTTTCCAAAATTGTTATACTTTACAGGATTATTTATATGTTCTTCAACGTTTTTATATGCTGAACCAAGTTCATTTATTTTTTCAATATCTATATCATTGAGTAATTTTTTAAATTCGTTACTTTGGATTATTTTTAAAATATTTTGTTTATCTTCAAGTCCTAATAAGTAAGCAACATTTACTCCGAAGTAGTCAGCAAGCTGTCGAGCTTTTTCTGGCTTGATTTGACTTTCTCCGTTTTCCCATTTTTGGTATCCTCTACGGGTCACACCCATAACTTTAGCGACGTCCTCTTGAGTGTCGCCTTTTTTTTGTCTCAACTCTTTTAATCTGTTCATGTATATTACCTCATTTTAATTATATCACAAAACAACAAAAAGCTAACAAAAAATTCACTTTTTGTTATTTTGTTGTTGACAACTAACAAAAAATACGCTACAATACAACCAAGCTAACAAACAGTTAGCAAAAGAAAGGGGGAATTTTATTGCTTATTACCTCAACACAAGCAAAAGCGATTCGCCGAAAGCAAGCTGATAAGAAATTGACTGCTAAGCAAGCAGGCGAAGAAATCGGAGTTACACAAGTTACCTATCGAAAAATTCGAGACGGTGGCGAAGTCAAGCCGAGCATTTACCAAAAAGCCATGGAATGGCTTGCTGAAGATTACTAGAAAGGGGCATAAGACAGAGTCTAGAAATATTTTGCTTGCTACCTATGGCAGTATCAAGGGTTTGTAGGGGTTTATTCTCTCCTAAATTTTCCCTACCTCAATGATTTACTTTGGTACTGTTTTAGGTGGCAAGCACTGACAAAAGAAGAAAGGAGCGAACCAATGGAACTGGTTTACATGGACGGCAAGAAAGAGCCGTATACTACGAGCGAGATTATCGCTGAATGTGCTGAAGTACAGCACCATACTATTACACGCTTAGTCAGAGATAATAAAGCTGATTTTGAAGCGTTGGGAATACTTGGATTTAAAATCCATAAATTAGATAAGAGAGGGCAACCGAAAAAATCTATCTTCTGAATGAGCAACAGGCAACCTTGCTGATCACTTATCTAAAGAATACCGAACCAGTACGGCAATTCAAAATGAACCTAGTCAAAGCATTCTTTGAAATGCGTGATGAACTTTCTAAACGCTATCTTCAAAGGGAACTGGAAAAGCCAAAGCGCAAGACCTTAACCGAAGCTATTCAAACATGGGAGAAAGCCCCCAAGCATGCCTATAGCACCCTGACAAACTTACTACTAAAGGGAGTGACAGGGAAGAATAAAGCGCAACTCATGAAGGAGCGAGAAAGTAAGAACGGTATTGATGGCTTGACAAGTGCAGAACTGACAAACTATCAGCGTTTGGAAGATATGGCAATAGCGATGATTAACTTGAATAGGGGATATTCAGAAATTAAGGAATTAATTTTTAAAGTATAGGAGTATAGAAAATGGAAAATGAATTTAAGACAGTTACAAATGCCAAAGGGTTAGAAATTCCTAAGTATTCCAAGGATTTTAAAAAGCTAGTTGAGAAAGACAGACAACTAGCCGAATATCTTTGTATGAACTACGAGGATTTGGACAGTGAAGACCTGGGCGCATTTCTTGAAACGGTAGAGCAGGGGTTCAGCTGGATTCTGGATCTTATCGAAAGTAAAGACTTGCTTTATAAACCAAAGTCAGGTAGTAATTATGCAAAAAGAAAATAAAAAAATCACTTGCTCAAATTTTAGACGAGGCGAGCAAGCGACAAGATTAATGATATAGAAATTTTTTCTATGCTCTGATTATAGCAAAAAATATCTATTCTATCAAATATCTAAAGAAAAACCGAAGAGCAGGCAAGCAATTAGAAAAGGTTTTGAAATCAAGCGCTGACAGGGTGATTCTAAGGCCTTGTTTAGCTGAAAGATGGGTAATTACTCACGAAACACCGCTACAAGCGTTCGCCAACTTGGGGCAATCGCCCAGCGTTTGGAGTGGTGAAGCATACCATATAGAAAACAGGCAAGAAAAAGGACAAGGAAAGGCTAATGGAGAAAAATATGACTCTAGACCTAGATAACATGACACGATCAGAATTTGATAAGCTAATGACTAAAATCAAGGATAGAAATCCGAAACTCTTTCAGTTCATCATTGACTTTTTAGATGATAAAGTAACTCCAGAAGAGGTGTACGACTTTCTGAAGATGGAGCGAAGCTATCAAGTAAATTATATCAAGAATTACAAAGCGAGGGCATAGCATGAATGAACTAGATTTAAGCAATACACAGGCGCTTATTTTTACCGTGATATTGGTTGGCTTTCTCATGTGTCTAAACCACCGAGACCGCAAAAAAAGCGCCCAAATCGAGCGAGAAAGTACACAGACGATAGAAACAATTAGCGAGGGTTTAAGCCCTGATTATGGGCGATATATTCAGCTTGCAGGGGTTAAACCATGGGGGTACTAAGATGTTTGAAAAAATGATTGAAGATTTAAAATCTAAGATTTTGGAAGCAGTGGAACGGTATTTAAAAAATCATGAGAAAGTACCTCAAAAAAGATTAGATTTAATCAGCAAGGTGGAACTAAAGGAAGAACTAGGCATAGGAGATAAAACCTTGACAAAATGGGAAGGTGCAGGATTACCACAGTATATACCGCCTATTGAAGATACTAGAAAAGCGTATTATAAAATCTCAGATGTTTTAAAGTTTTTGGGGGTAGATGATGGCAAAGACTAAAATATATTTTTGGTTAAAAGTTGATAAGAAGTTTTTTGATAACCTTTTTATTAAGCGACTTAAAAATATGCCTGGTGGCTACACTATGACAGTGATTTATATCCGCCTTATGTTGGAAAGTTTAGAAGATGACTGCATTTTGTACTATGAAGGATATTTTGATAGTTTGGTACAGGAATTAGCTTTAAAACTGGATGTTTCTGAAGATGATATAAATATGACAGTTGCATATTTTACAAGATGTGGACTGATTCAGATTGATGATGATGGCCATGCTACATTATCGCAAGCAAAAGCCATGGTTGAGAGTGAAACAAACTGGTCTAAATATAAACGTGAACAGCGAAAACAAGCCCCAAATGTGGCAAGATTGGAAAATGTCCAAAATAGTTGGACATTTTCCAACTTGTGTCCAACAGAGATAGAGAAAGAGAATAGAGTTAATAGTAAGAGTAATAATTTATATTTAGATAATATATTGTCGGGAAATCCCGACTTCACTTTTCCTACTTGGCTTGAAGAAACAGCTATAAAAGATTTAGAGAAAACAAAACATAAAGAACTTTGGATTCCTATTGCTTATCTGAATCAAGTAGCTAATAAGCGATATAAGTTTGTTGACAAGACTAAAAGGCTTTTACTAGCACGATTCAAAGAAGGCTATACACTTGAAGATTTTAAACAGGTGATAGATATTAAAACGGCAGAATGGAAGGATAGTCCTGAATTTTCTAAATATCTGAGACCTGAAACACTTTTCGGATCTAAGTTTGACGGTTATTTGAACCAAAAGCCTAAAACCATAAAAGGGAAGTCTGAAGATAACTTCCCAGACCTACCATTTTAGGAGTTGCACAGATGAAGGAACAATTTAAAGAATTTAATAATAGAAAAATATCGGATAAAGTTTGCGATATTCACCAGGTAAATTATTGGGAAATTTCTGTACCAGTGTTAGGGGGTTCAGAAAGAAAAGTACAAGCATTTTGTCCGGAGTGCGTGAAGGGAGAGATTAAACAGAAAGAGAAAGACCTATTGCAGCAGTTCGAGGACAGGCAAGCTTACTTTAAAACTTATGATGTCTTAATGCGTGATAGTACGATTCCTAACGAGTTGAAAGGAGCGACATTTGATAATTTCTTTGTTAAGACGACAGAGGAGCGTCAGATGTTAGAGTTTGTAAAGGGGCAAGCCCAGAAGTACCTTGCAGGTATGACAGGAAATACTTTAATCAGCGGTAGCACAGGAATAGGAAAAAGTCATTTATCTCTTGCCCTGGCCAAAGAAATCAATGAGAGCTTCAGAGAGAAGAACGAGCCTAAGAGTGTCTTGTTTGTCAGCTTAACCGAGATTATCAAGCAGATAAAAGAAGGCTGGGCTTATGGCAGAAATGCAAACTTAACAGAGTATGAGGCGGTTAAAAAGCTTGTTGATGTTGATTTTCTAATCATTGATGACCTGGGGGCAAAAAATGGGACGGTAACCCCTAAGAGCGATTGGGAACAGGATTTCTTGTTTGATATTATCAATAATCGAGAAACTACGATTTTCAACACGAACCTAGATAGTAGTGAACTGCGGACGGTATACAATGCTAGAAATTCAAGTAGAATTTTGAAAGGTTTAGAAGGGAACACTTTCAAGGCTTTCACGATCAAAGATAAGAGATATACTATAAACACAGTGAGGGGAGAATATCAATGAATGATGATAAAATGCGATTTGCAACAGAAAAAGGCTTTGTTGTCTACGAAAAATGTGGTATAATAGAGATAGAAAAAGTTCCAAGTTTTGGAGAAATTACTTTATTCTATTCAGATGGGAAATTTACTCATCTAGTCAAAAAAGAAACTAAAAAATAAGTCTATTGAGAACAACTCAGGGACATACCGTAAGCGTATAATGCTAGTGGTATGTCCCTTTTTGTTTGCATAGAAAGGGGGTGAGTATTATGGCAGGAGATACTTCTTTAGGGTATGTGGTAGCCAATAAGTTTTCTATGGATCCAGATAAAAGACAGAAAATCTTTTCTCAGTGTAAAAAAGAAGGTGATAGCTTAGAACAACGGAAACAAGAAATACTAGAGAAATATGCTAACAAACAAGACAAACCAAAATCTAGAAAAAATGATTCTAAAGGCTCGGAGAGTCATAAAAGAAAAACTAAGAGCAAAGAATTTTAGAAAAAATTATAAACAACGAGGAGCAATAAAAAGATAAAGGAGGGTAAAATGAGTCTAACGAGTGATCTAGCAAATGAAATTGCTAAAACTTTGGAAGCTTATTCTGAAGAAGTTGAAGAACAGATAGATTTAATTGCTGAAGAGGTTACAAATGAAGCAGTGAATGAATTGAAACAAACAAGTCCTAAAAGATATGGGAAATATGCGAAAAATTGGCGCTTTAAGAAAAATTCTAAAGGTTCTTTTGTAATCTATAATGCAGATCCAACATATAGATTAACTCATTTATTAGAACATGGACATGTATTAAGAAATGGGGGACGTAGCAAGGCAATTCCTCATATAAAACCAGTCGAGGAAAAAGTAAAAGAAAAATTTGAACAAAGAATAAAAAATCTAGGTAAATAATCTTGTAAGATAAAGGAGCAAAAAAATGACAACTAACTTAGTTAAACAAAAAGAATATCTAGAAGCTTATATCCGAAGTACAGGTTATAACACTAGAGGGATGAACGTAGAAAATAATCATGTACTCATTGAAAAACCAATCCTTGATAGTTACGAGGATGAACATCAACGTAAAGAACTGGTTGATTTAGTAAATGTTATTGAGACTCGTACCCGTGGTGGGAAGTATGAAGTAACTGACTTTGAATCTGATTCATTACAAGAAGTTCGCGAAAATTCGGTTGAGAGAACAGAAGCAGATAAAAAGAAAACTATCAGCGTTGATTACTTAGTTAAATTATTCAGTGGGAAACTTGATTTTTCACAGGAACAATTAGATGATGGCCAATATAATTTAACGGATTTTCTTGGTAAGAAGATTATTAAATTAAAACGTAGAACACGAAATAGAGAGATTGGGAAAATTCTCCAAACTGCGAAAGTGCAGACTGCTACAAGTATGGACGACTTGAAATCTATTGTTTCTTTAATCAATCCAGAGCGCAATGTATCTATGGTTATTAGTCAATCACTATTTAGTGTCTTAGAAAAAATGAAAGACACTTCAGGAAATTATCTTCTTAAAGTTGATAAAGAGGCAGGGACAAGTGAAACATTCTTTGTAGATAACTTTTTAATTGTAGATGATACAACATTAGGGAATAAAGGTGACAAAAAAGGTTTTATCGGAGATCTAGAAAACTTTGTTACTTTGTTTGATCGCAAGAAAGATACACTTAGTTGGGTGAATGCGAATGACTATTTTGGGAAACGGTTGATTTTACATACCCGATTTGATGTAAAAAAAGTTGAAGAAGATTGTGGTTACCTTATTCAATGGAACTAGGAGAAAGAAATGGATAAAGAAAAAGTATTTTTATTACTAGAAGAGCTAAATGATAAAAAGAATAAAATAAGAGGAGCAAGAGAAAAGCTAGATAAAAAAAGAAAAAACATCGTAAGGAAGCAAGATGTTTCGTTTGATAATATCGATGAATTTTTATCTAATAACTCCGAAACTATAGAGCAGCTTGAAAGAATGGAAGAATCTATTAAATTACTGGAGAAACAATTTGAAAACGATGAATGGGAATTAAGTTCGGCTCTTTTTGAATATATTTTTAAAGAAACTAAGCGCCAGGCAGAAAATAAGAATGTTTATAAGCGTTACCAGAAAAAACTTAAACAGATTCTAAATGCTTTTGATGAGATTCAAAATTTGAAAAAAGAAGTTGAAGAAATAAACAATAGTGTAGTAAAAGAATTAAGTCAGAAATATCAGTTGTCGCGGTATCGAACTGAAGTATACCCACATACTATTTTACCTTTCTTCTTAGAATCTCCAAAGGACTACCATAAAGCTAAAGAGTATCTAGAAAATAATTGATTCTTTAAACAAGGCTAATAATATTCTGAATGATTAAAAGAAGTATTACTAGCCTTTGTTTTTTAACTTTACTAAGTTTCACATAACAAAGTAAGCATAAACTGAAAAGAAGTAATAGCTTGAAAGCAAGGTATATCAGGGGTTTACAGAATGGAGTGAGTTTCACAGAATGTAAGATAAGAGAAACTGGGGAATAAATTAGAGGGATATCTCTTTAGATTGTCATATTGAAGAGTTGTCAAACTTAAAACAATGATACCTGGTAAGTGGAGTGTTGAAAGGCTTTTAAGCTTTTGTCAGTTTGACAGAATGCAGGATAAGAAAATTTTAAAATTGAAGTGGAGGTACTTGACTATGTATGAACTGAGTAACAGAGACCTGGACGGGATAGATATTGAGTTAGGACGATATAGAACGATTGCTAATAAAATTTATTTGAGAAGACAAGAACTGATACATAATAAGAAACATAGCACTGAAGATTATACTGGTGGGAAAGGAAAGACAGTATATAGTCCTACTGAAGCAACCATCATTAGAATTGAAGAAGATTTAACCTTAAGATATCTGGAAGGTTTTAAATTAATTGTAGATACCTTGATGGAAAATCTGATTGATACTGATCTAGTCATCTTTAAAATGAGATTTTTAGAAGCTGGTGTGACTTGGGAAGACGTGGCAGAGAAACTAAATAAAACTACCCGTTATATAAATAGCCGTAGAAAGGTAATCGCTAAAAGATTTATAGAACTGAAAGGATATTGACTCCCCCCCACTTTGAAAAAATTTTTTTGAATACTTTGGGAACCGGTGAAGGGAACTTTTTCCAAGTCGGAGACCTCCAGACAAAAAGGGGATAAAAACTAATATATTTAGGATGAAAGGCTTACTTTTAAGAAAAAATTATAGAAATCTTCAAATAAATTGTTTTAAGGGATGTATTCTAATTGGCAGCCCTGAAAATAAAAAAAGATTGACATCTAAGTTTTAATGTTTTATACTATGAGTGAAGTTACTATTTGAAATAGATAGAAACAAAATTCTTGAACATGTAAATTGCTCAGATAAAACAAATTGCTCAGATAAAACAAATTGCTCAGATAAAACAAATTGCTCAGATAAAACGAATTGCTCAGATAAAACGAATTGCTTAGATAAAACAATAATATAAATTGCTGAATTTAACCTTGATTACTATTTTCAAGATAACTTCTATTTTAAGTGCTTCAAACTAAACAATGGAATAATTTCCATGTTTAAATTTTTTGACAATAAAGGAGCAATTTCTATGCTTAATTTTATTAAAATACTTGCAGTTTTAGTGTTAGTTTATATTTTATTCCTTCTTGCCTTGGGTGTGCCCATTTCGTTAATTTTTGCATTATCGATTTTATTATTTATTGTCACATTTGTAATCATTATAACTGTGGTTATTCTAGTGATTAAAGATAAGATGAAGCGTAACAACTAACATTTTCTTCCCTCAGAAATTATCTGAGGGTTTTTCTTTGTGTCTTATGGCTATGCTGTGGAAGATATGCTATAATATTACCAGGTAATAAAAAAGCACGTCTGACCGTGCTAGTTTCTTGCCTGCTGAACTCATCAATATTATGCCCTTTTTAGGGCTCTTTTTTGTGGACTTTTTTTAGGAACTTTCAAGAAAAACTAAGGCGATTTAATGCCTAAATATTTTTAAAGAAAGTCAGTATTTTCAAGGGCTGAGCTCTAAAAATTTGACTTATAGAGTGTTAAATGATAGTATAGTCAAAGATAGTCAAGGTTCAAAGAGAGAGGTGGGTTTGTA